ATGCCTGTAGCTAATGCTGATGTTCCAGCAGAATAATCTGTGCCTGAAGTAGCAGCAGAAATTGCCGTTCCATCGCCTTTTAAAACTCCAGTAATACTTGTGCTGACAGTAATTGCTGGGGTTGTTGTAGCTGTGGCTATAGTTCCTGCAAATCCATTAGCTGACACTACTGAAGCTGAAGTTACTGTGCCTGAACCCTTGTTATTAAAGGTAGTCCAATCTGCAGCACTTAAAGCACCCCGATTGGTAGCTGAAGCTGTTGGAACTTGCAAGGTAATTACAGGAGTCGTAGTTCCATTAGCTACGGTAGATGATAGGTCAGTACCAGTTGTTCCTAAAGTTATTGCCGCTACGGATGTAACCGTTCCATTACCTTTAGCGTTAAAGGTTGTCCAATCAGTAGAAGTCAGATAACCGTTTACAGAAGTAGTTGCTGCTGGCATGGATATAGCAGGAGTATTGCCACCGCTTGAAACTACTGGGCTTGTACCAGTTACGGATGTTACTGTGCCACCTGATGATGGGCTTGTATTGGTGACAGTAAAGTTAGGGTAAGTACCAGTAACCGATATTCCTGTGCCACTTGCAATTGCTACAGTTTGGTCGGGTGAGGTGTTTGTTACTGTTACAGCCCCAGTTGCACCACTAACGCTAATACCAGTTCCAGCTACGGCAGAAGTTACACCTGTGTTGGCTATTGTAAAATTAGGGTATGTTCCTGTTGCCGATATACCTGTGCCACTAGCAATAGCTACGGTTTGGTCAGGGGCAGTATTGGTAATATTTAAAGTACCGCTAGTCGTAATAGGGCTACCAGTAATACTTATGCCCGTACCTGCTGTTGCCGCTACAGAAGTAACCGTGCCTAATGGGTTTGTAGCCCATGAAGTATCTGTTCCATTAGTCGTTAGGTATTTGCCTGTATTGCCTGTCTGAGATGGGACTAAGGCATTAAACGCACCATTAGCTGTAGTTTGCCCTGTACCGCCATTAACTATTTCTATAGTGCCTGATAAGGTATGGTCAGCGTTCCAATCGCTAGGGCGTACTAAACTTGTGTCTGCATCGTCAGGAATTGTGCTGACTTTACTATGTTTAACTAAAATAGCCATTATTGAACTCCAACAATTTTACCGTCAGGGCCACGAATTACAGTCTTAGGCTGGCTTAATTTTTCAAGAATCATTGCAAGCATTTGGGCTAATTGCTCATTGCTTAATTGCATATTTTCAATTGCAGGTTGTAATGGGTGATTTTTCATATCTAAAGTTCCTAATTGATCTTGTAAAAGAACAGCCATTTCTATGTTATCAGAGTAAGCCATTTCACCATTATCTAAGCCTGATGAAATACGGGTTGTTTCAATTTTAGCCGCATTATTAAGATAGGCAAGTAACAATTCCTTATTATTTGTAGTATCCATTTTAGTCTGCTCAAGCTGAAGTTCCATCTGCATTTGTTCACGATTACGCTGATCTTCCAGTTGGAATTTAAGCTGGTTTTCTTGGGCTTGGTACTCTTGTTTAGCCTTTTCAAGTTCGATCTGCCCCTGAATCTTAGCCTGCTCAATCTGCTGTTGCATCTGCATCTTGGCTTGCTCCATCTGACTTTGCATTTGTAACTTCTGCATTTCAGGTGATGGTGGCTTTGGTTGGCCTTCCATTGCTTTGGCTTGCTGACGGAACTTATCTGCTGTTTCATCAATCAGACCCTCTAAGCCTTTACCAGCCTTAAACGCTGTTACACCAAACTTGAGCATCTCGACCAGCATTGGCGTAAGTTCAGGTGTAGATTGTGCGGCAGGTAAGGCTGTACTTAGGAATCCGCTAACTGCGCTTAAAAACTCCATGCGGTTTTGTTTCTCTTGCTGCTCATCCTGATAAATCATGGAGTCCGTAGTTACTTCAATACGGAAGTTCTTAGCAGGCTCATCCTTTAATAATGCAAGGGCTTGTGGGATCAATTGCTGATCTTGTTGGCTTAATTGCATTGCACCACTAATCTTTATAATGGTGTCATCGGTAAAATGCTGGCAAATAATCTGTGCTTTGATCTGCAATAAGGCGGTAGCAAAGTTCACTACCTCATGTTGCATAGTCTTTAAACGCCCTGAAGCGTTGTTAGACTTGATAATCTGTGCGCCAAGGGTTTCGTTAGGATCGGTCTGACCACGCTGAATATCAGCAATACCCATGATCTCGTAGATTTGACCCTTAACCTGCTCCATAGCCTGATAAGCCATGTTTAGACCTTCGGCAATCGGCTTGATGTCTACAAGGTTAATTGCCCCAACAAGTCCACCTTTTTCGCTAAATGCCGCATAGTTCTTGACAGGTAGGAGAGTGTTGTTTTCACCCTCTGTGAACAAGCGGGCAAGACTTGGCTCGGAAGCATCGTAAACACCCCGTACTTTAAGGGCTTGGATGAATCCATCAATACGGTCTGCAAGCGTGTCTAGCTGTCTTGCTTGGTCTTGGTACAGCACATAGTCAGGTACAGGGATTAGACTGTCTGTCGTAAGTGTTGAAAACATAGGTTTTGGGCAGGGCCAAAAGTTTTCCAGTTGTAACGGATCGTCACGGGTATCAAGAATCTTACCCATCGACTTGGATAGCCAAATTACTTGACCTGTAGATTTGTCCCAAATCTCGTAAATTAGGGCTTCCCGTGCCATTTCACCCATCTTTTCGCTGAATGACTTAGATGTTTCAGGCTTGGTATCTAGCGGAATCTTACCGCCTAATTCTTCACCAAAGCGTTCAACAAGGGCAGGGCGTTCCATATAGACTTTACGCCATACTGCGGTCACTTCTTCCCATGTACGGGCAGTAGTCAATCCAAAGTCACGCCAATAAACATAATCGACTGGGGCGCATTCGTACTCTATGCGTTCTTGATCCTCACGGTATATACCGCCTTCGGTTTCGGCTTCGTCTGCATCTTCGGTAACTTGGAATCCATCATCGGGCGCACCTTCACCCATACCACCAGCTTGACCAGTAATATGTGGCTCATAGCGCACCCAAGCCGTACCACGCCCACCAAGTAAACGGTCTTGAACCGCTTGTTTCATTGCGCTGGCATAGTCACCATAATGCTCAATTTCGTACTCTAATGCCCGTTCTAGCATCATTGACGCTACACGACCAATAGGATCGTTATCCCTAAATCTACGGCTTACATCGGGTCTTGGCAGTCTTGCAAATACCGCAGGGGTAATGGTCTGTACATTGCTCCACAGGATATTAAACTTAGCTTGTGGGTTGTTTCGGCTACGGGATTCGTCACGATACCGCTTAACGATTTTATCGGCTCTGCCTTCCCATTCTTTAAATGTACGCTCGTACTGGGCAATGCAGTTATACCAATCTTCGTATGTATGATCCATGTTAATCCTTAGGTAAAGTTACCCATTGCTAATACTTCTGCTCCTGCGCCAGTAGTTACTTTCCAAGCACCAATTTTAGAAAAAGTGTTAATTTCAATGGAATAAACACCGATTGCAGTATTGGCGGCTACTAATACATGGGATGTATTATTGTCTAACAGGCTTACAGTAGAAGTAGCTGTAGCGGATACTGTAATAACTAAACGGTGTAAATAATCGCCAATTGCGCCAGTTGTGCCTAATACTTGGGCTGTTTGTGAAGCTGCTACATGCTCGTAGGGTAGTGCGTAGGTTGCGGCTGCTGATGTCATTTAAATTCTCCTATTGGTTACTTTGGGGGTTTCTTTCCACATTTCGTTCAAAGTTACATCCGTTTGCCCGACATGAAGTCCTTTAATCCTTGTATCTTTAAGGATAGGGCTTTCTTCATCCTTCCAAACAAGGCTGAGATAGCGCATAGCGTCACTCGAATGGCTTGTCCAATCGTGTTTTGGGCGATCCCTAAATACTTTTTTATCATCATCCCATTCCCTTTGGTATTGACGCAAACATTCTATTAATTCTTCACACTTATTATCAAACCAAGTGCGAGTTAATGCAAGTCGTGTTGCCTGTATTCCATCTTGAATTGACAGATTTGGAACAATTTTTAGATGTTTTATGTCAATTTTTGCAGAAATCTGCTCGATTATGCTCTTTCCACCACTTGCCAAGGTTTTAGCCCTAGCGTCATGGGGCAGGTAATGAGTGCCATATTTGTACCCAAACTCATCCTCTTTTTGGGCAAGTAACCCTGTGTAGTAGGAGATAGGTTGACCGTTGCTAGAGTGATGATCTAGCACCCGTATCTCACCAAATACCACCTGAAACCAAATCACAGCCGTGGAATCGTTGAACCCTAAGTCCCATACGGTATGGCAAGGGAACATGGGGTCATAGTCAATGGTGGTAATACGCTCAAGGTCGGTAATCCTACGCATCTCCTGACCATAGAATGCGCCCAGTATTGCGGCTTCAAAGCTACAAAGGAACTCTTGCTCGTACTGGTTAGCTGACATTGAAGATTGAGCGTCAAGTAGTTCAGCTTCAGGGAGTAATCCTGATTGGTCTGCCCGTAGCATTTTTGAGTACCAATTTGAGTTGTTTTGGGCGTTTTTATAAATATCGTAAAAACTGTTGTGACCTTTAGGTGTACCAATAAACACCGCCCAAGTCTGATAACCATTTAAGCCATTACGGTCAGTTAGCAATGGTCGAATAATCTCACCCCATACACGGGGCTTCATATCACTATATTCGTCAAGCACAATTCCGTCACAATAATTCCCACGAAGTGCGTCAGGAGCATCAGCCCCGAACAACCGTATCCGTGAGCCATTGTGTAGTTCTACCCATAATTCAGACTGATTTGCCTTGACCATAGCGGGTTCAGCAAAGCGACATAAATAGTCCCAAGCCACCGATTTAGCCTGTGAAAAAAAAGGGCAAATGTAAAAGTAACGACCATTGGGCTTGTTTTCTTTTATAGCCCGCTTAATCAGGTCATTAATGCTTGCTACGGTCTTTCCTGCCCTTCGATGGCAGACTAGTACCGCCCAGCGTTGTGTGCGCTTGTGGAAGTCTTTAAACGCATCCCTGACCTTGTAATCAAACTCATGGACTACTTCAATCATCTTGCCATTTGTAGATGTGTACTACTGGCTTAGTTTCATCACCTGTGTGTTCTGTTCTAGCCAGCTTGGGTACATGGTACTCAGCTACTTGCATAAAGCAATCAAACGCTACCTTTGGCCCTAGCTTCTCGTTCATAGCGATCTCATCAAGCCATTGTTGTAACTTATGGCTGTTACCATCCACGAACTTAGCGATAGCCTCTCTAGCGAGGGCTGTTGACTTATTAGGGCTACCTTTAGGTCTACCCTTTGGATTATTTGTTTGTTCTTTAATGCTCATACCTTACCCAAGTAGTTGTTAAGATAGGTTAATATTTGGTATAATTATATTACAAAATAAGGAGATTGCAATGAGAAAGATACTAATTCGTGCTGGCTATGATTTTGATTCAAAAGGTACTTACTTGCGTTCTGATCCTTCCTATACAGGTATGGACATTGAAGATAAAAAACGCTTTATTACTGATTTAATGGAAGAACTTGAAAATGAACATAGGTTTCTTTCTATTTTTTGGTCTGCTCCTGTAGATATTTCATAGCCGCATCTAGACTTTCTTGGTCAAATTGTTCGCTCCAATGGCCTGTTTGCATAGAACGCAATGCTTCTTGGCGTGATTTGCCCTCTGCAATTTTAGCGTTATAGGTTTTGCGAGCAAGAATTTCAATAGGAATAGTATCTTCAAACCCACCAATTACACCACCAGCTTGCCTTGGTATACCGTGTGTATAGCTTCCATGTGGATAAATTGGATTAGCGATTAACTGATCTTGATACCGTGGTTCATATATAAGGTTTCCAGCTTCACCAGTTCTTTTGTTCCTTAAATTAGGTATAAGGGAAGCGTCTAATACATCTTCATATACAGGAAAGCCACGCTTTTTAAGTTCATAAGATGACATTGATTTTATTAATGATTTGCGTAGATCACCTGCACTTATGTTAGGAGCACCTTCTAATAATTGCTTTTCAAGGTCAGGGCTTCTTAAACCTGCAAAACCACTCATATCTCCATATGCTTTTTGGTTTTTAATTAATTCATCAGCTATCTTTATATCAGCTTTACTAGGGCTTAAAACATCTAACTGGCGTACTAATGCTTGTGCAATGGGGTGGGAGAAGTTTGCACCTTCAGGGTTCATGCCTACTTTAACTGCCCTTACTGGTCTGCCACCGCTTGCATTAAACGCTTTATCAATATTTGTTAAATGTCCTAATGCGGATTCTTCATTAGATGCCCATACTGTATTTTTGTTGTAATTTGGCTTTAAAAAAGCAAATTCGTCACCGCCCTGCAATGTAACATCTTGACTTAATGGAACACCTTTTATGCTTTTTAACTTTACCCCAGCCCGTAGTTGATCACCACCAAAGCCTACAATTTGCGTGTTTAGCAAATCTTGTGGCGTTAATATGTTTTTATCCACTAATTTTGTAACACGCTTCTCTTGTGGCACTAGTTGATCAAAATGGCTACGCAATATCTCTCTACGCATAACAGCTTGATTTCCCAAATCTTTATCAAATTTAGTTAATGCGGATTTTTCAGCAGAATTTAACGATTCAAGCGTTCTATTAGGAAACAGAATTTCGTTTGATGGTATACGGTTAGGGCCTACAGGTACTACATCGGCAATACCGCCCATCTTACGCAGGTAATTTTCAGACATTTGACCAGCTTTAGGTGCTAATGCTTTAGCGGTGGCAACTGCTGCTGGGGCGGCAAAAGGTAATGCCATTGCTGCAATACCTACGGGTTCACCAGCTTGGCGGCCTTTAAGATATGCGGCTTCATTAGGATTAAGCACAGACATATTGGGTTTTTGTGGAATACCTGTAGCAGATGACAAAAAACCTTCTGCATACCCGCCCTGTGGCTGTGGCACAGTTTTATTAGGCATTTGAGGATAGCCTACAAAAGCACCGCCTTCAAGCCTTAAAAGGTCAGCCAGCGTAGCCATTTACTTTACTTCTTTATCTAAGTCTTTAAGTTTGTTAGATAGCATCTTTCTACGGGCAATGCGTTCTGCTTGTTGCTTTTCTAGCGTAGATTGATGTTCAGGGCGTAGCATTGCATCTTCTTTCTTGTATTTGCGGCTCATGTGTTCCATTACATATCCTTTATTTATTTGGGAAGTTAGGTGGTAATGAAAAATAACGGTCACCAAATTTCATTACTTGGTAGCCCCTGTCCTGCTCACCCTGTACACCCATTTGAAATGTAGGGTGTGCTGCACCTTTTAACATCATGTAAGAGTTTTCGGGCAGGTTGTAGTCCATACGGTATTGCATAGGCGTTGGGGCTACTGAACCATAATGGCCTTGGTTTTCACCGCCTTCTTGCTGGGGTTGCATCCCTGCGGCATGGGCGGTGTCGTAATCATATTCAGCACTATTTGGGTCAAATTGACGCAATATAGCGGCTAACTTTTGATTAACCATTACATATCCTTCATCTTTTCACGGATCATATCTTTACGGGTGGGTTTAGCAGTCTTAGCAGACTCAATAAAGTCTTGCTTACTGGGAGCAGCTTTACTGCCCACCTTGTTCATCTTTTCGCCTGATCCTGCCTTGATTCGTTCCCGCTTAGCGTGGATATTTGCGTATAGTCCTTGTTTAGCCACAGTTCCATCTCCTCATGCTTGCTTTTGCTCGTTCAGCGTTCTTGCTGTTTTTTACTACCCCACCCATTCTTGCACAAAAACTAGCTTTTCTGCCTTTGTCGGCATCGGTCTTAGGATTCGGGGCGGGGGCTTTTAGGTTAGCGTTGTTCTTGCGATTGTAGGCTTCACGCCCTTTAGCGGTCATGCCAGCACCTTGGTCTGTGGGCAGGTAGTTCTTATCCTTACCCGTTGTTGTCTTAGGAATGGGTTTATCGTGCTTTTCTACTGCCGCACGAATGTCATCCCTACGACTCATGCCTTTTCCTCAATGTACTTGGCGTAGGCATCCTCTAGCTTTGCCTTACGGCTACCTTTGGCGTTCTCACGCTCAACGCTAAGTGCAATGGCTACGGCTTGCTTCTTTGGCTTGCCAGCTTTCATCTCGGTCTTAATGTTCTTACCGACTGCTTCTGCACTGCCTGATTTATCGAGTGGCATAAATATCCTTTTATTTCAAGAACTTAAGTTTATAAGTTGTGGAATTGATAAGGTCTGCAATCTCATCAATAATATTTTGTAGTTCGCTGTCTTGTGGCAAGTCTTGGCGGGCTTCTTTAACAAAACTTTGCAGGGATTCCATGTAGCGAATTGGGTCTTTAGGCTGGTGGTAAACACTTGGAAAAGCGGTAAATTTGCCGTACTTCCCCATATAGGATTCAGCAAAGGTATCGGTTAAGTCAATAATGCTGTCGTAATACTTTGCAAATGCTTTGTGTTTGGCGTAAGAATCAGTAGACCAATGGAAAAAATGCGTATTAGTCGCAGAATGAAGCATTGTAGCTAGGAATAATGCACAGTTTTCCATACAAATCCTTATGTAATGGGTGTAGTTTCCTCTATTTTATCAATAACTACAAGACAACCGCCACCTTTTTTTATTGCGCCACGCTGAACAATTAGGGTGTCAATCTGTTCATCGTTATCAAATACACCAGCATCGGCTAGGGCATCCCAAAG